CTACCGCGCGTTCGCGGCGTTCTTCTGCCAGTCCGGCATGTGGTGCCCATAGTGCTTCTCGAGCACAGTAGGGCTCATGCCGAGATACTTTGCAGTCTCCCACAGCGGTACGCCGGCCTTGAGCATGTAGGTAGCGCGCGAGTGGCGCAGCACATGCGGCGTCACGTAGTCCGGAAATTTTCCCAACTCCCGCACGCGATCCCATGACTTGTCCGGCCGGCTGATCTTCTTTCCGCGGAAGCGAACGATGAACTCGACCTTGTCGCCGTCGAGGCGCTTCCAGCGCCGTAGATGCGCGAGCAGCCGATCGCCAACCCGAATCTTCGGGGCCTTCTTCTTGGTCTCTGGCGCGTTCCTTGGCTTGCGGCGCATGATGCCGGTGTCCAGGTCCACCATTGACCACTTGATGCCGCAAATCGCTCCGCGGCGCGTTCCGGTGTACCATCCAATCAGGAAGAAGCGGGCTAGGTGCGGGGTGCGCCGAGCCAGCCGTAGAAACTTGGCGGCCTGCTTCCGGGTCATGAAGTCCTGCCGGGGCTCCGGTTTGGGAGGGAGCTGGATCTTCGGCGTTGCCATGGTGGGCGCGTGATTGACCTTCCAGTGCTGGACGGCGGCATTGAGGAATGCCAGCTCGCGGCGCGCAGACGACCCGGCCCCCGATCGATGCGCGATGTACGCCCTCGTCGTGGTCTTCGAGACGTCTGTTATGCGCTTCGTGCCCCACCATTTTGCCAGGTTCTTTAGATCGTAGGCGATATGCTTGCCGCTAACGAGGTGCTTGACGTGCTCATCGGCGTAGGTCGCTATGACGTCGGCAAGGAACGGCGCCTCGGACTTGGCCGGCTTGTATTTCTTCTCGATGTAATCCCGAAGTGCGCCTTCAGCTCGTCCAATTTCCTCAGCGCCGAACCCTGTGCGATGGCGGGATCGACCATCGACAATGGTGAACGTTCCTCTGGTTTTGTCGAACCAGAGCCTCGGTCCTGAGCTGCGACGCGGCATTTCTTTTCCATCTCATCCAGGGCGGCAAGCGTGGTCCAATACGCTCGGCCTATTTTCGAGGCAACCAAATTGCCGCGGTCGATCTCCACTCGCAAGGTGGAGGCATGGCGGGCATCACCGAAAAAGACCTCGGCGGCCTGCTTAAGGGTCATGCGGCGATCGAGGCTCATGGCTTCGGCGCATCTCCCACATGAGCGCCAAAACCGGTTTCCTTCTCCAGTTCATTCAGAAGGATTTCACCGATCCAGAAGAGGTCGCCGTGGGTGTTGTCGATGATGGCTTGGCGAAGGACGCTCAGCTCGGCGCCGCGCTTGGTGATTGGCCGCGTCTTAAGCAGCCGAACATTGTTGCCTGCGCGGAGCAGGATCTTGGCCCAAAGGCTATTGTGGACCCATTCGTAGCCCTCACGGTCCTGCGCCTCGGCCGCGACCGCGCATTCCTCGATCAGCGCATTTCGCTCCGCTTCGGTCATGGCTTCGCAACTCCGGACACAACAGCTGGGATAGTCGCCAAGCACAGAGTTGCGATGCCTGCGGCCCATGCGCCCCCGTTGGGCATCGTAGCTGCTTCGTCTCTGATTTGCTGAAGGGCGGACATCGCTTGGCAAAGAGGGCAACGCTCATCGTCGCCACTATAGGCGTGACCGATTTCTATGTGATCGTCTCGGCACATATGAGGATAGCTAGCCACAGACACCTCCAGCGGAATATTTTTTAATTACGTCGGCGACGATCCGATCAAAATTGAAGTTCACCCATTCCATGTACTGAGCCGCGAAACGCTTCCATTCTTCAATATGTTCGTTAGGCATCGTCCGCCTCGACCTCATCAAAATCAACGGTGCCCGGCACATGCCAAACGCTGGCGGATGTCTGAGCCCAAATCGGACTGAGCCGGCCGGGCGCGGAGCCACGCGCGCAAACAATGACCCATCCTAGGGGCGCGTGATTGTAGTAATAGACCCTCACTTGCCGCCCTCCGTACCCGATGAAGAGACAACAGTGCGCATGCGTTCCGCTTCAATCCTGCGGGATCGCTCGACCTCTTGCTGGTAAGTTCTGCCAACTCCGATGCGACCGTGACGCAACCAGATTTGAAGGTCATCATACTCGGCTTCGGTCATACCCAAATGTGCGGCTCTTTCGCTGCGGTCAATCATCGTCGTACTCGTATTCGGGATAGTAGGTGTGGTCCTGGCTGCAAATATCCTGATAGATGGCATCGTCGCTATGCAGGATCGTGTAGAGCCAGTCAGGCGCGGGGAAGTAGTTCTCAGCCTTGGCCGTCTTGTGATCGATGTCAGTCGTGTTCAACTCGACCTTCACGAACTCGATCTCGGCCGGTTCTGCGGGATGTCCCTCGTATGACAACGAGCCATAGTGGGCTGGGCTGCCGGCGCTGAAGGTATATTCAGCGAAGATCAGCACTATCTTGTCGCCGATCTGGAACGATGTTTCGTAGAAGTGTGTCGTCGGCATCAGAAGTCTCCTCCCATCGGGCAACCGCCGCGACCGGCCTTGCATGTCTCGCCATCGGTATATTGTTGCTTACAGGACGGGCATTCGTTGGTGCTGGACCACCACTTCTGCCCAGCCTCGATTGCCGCGCGGATCTGGGTGCATTCGAGCCACGCCGCACTGAGCGCATCGGAGATCGTGTCGCCCGTGTACCGACGATGCAGCCATCTGGTCCATTCGCCGTTGCATTCAACCGCGCAATTTGGCTGCCCGTTGAAATCCGGATTGTCGCATAAGATGGTGACGCAATCGCCTTCCTCGCTGCGAAGGAAGTCGATCATTTCAATGATGCGGGCTGCCTCGGTCCGCTCGGAGATGTGAGCATGGGTCGATGCCCGATCGGCTTCTACCGCCGCCGCCAATGTTGCAATCAGCCTCGCCAGATCAGCGCCAATGGGCGGCTTGCCATTAAGGCTATTTGCCCAATCGATCACTGATATCTGCACTACTCGGTGGGCGGGCTGTGTCATAATGCCCTCCTGCCGATGCAGTCCTGATCTAAATCTTCCATCTCAACGGGCTGTAGCTCGACCTCGATCCAGCCTTCGCCCTTGCATGGCATGCAGCGAAACCAATGGCCGGCGAAGTCGTGATGGCCGCCGTCGCCTCCGCAGGCCCCGCAGGGGAAGATGCGAATTTCTTGCGGCTCTATCATGCCGCCACCGATGCAATGGCTTAGCGAAACAGGCATCATCAAGCCGGACGAGCTTGAGAGCTTGAAGTCGGGCCTGACCGACGAGCAGTTCGCACAAGAGTTCGAGTGCAGCTTTGAGGCCGCGGTCATCGGTGCCTATTACGGCAAGCTGATGCGAGAGGCCGAGAAACGAATTACTGGGGTGCCATATGAGCCGACCGCGCAAGTCTACACGGCCTGGGATTTGGGCATTCGGGATTCGACGGCGATTTGGTTCGCCCAAGTCATCGGCCGGGAAATTCACATCATCGACTACTATGAGGCTAGTGGCGTCGATCTCGGGCACTATGTGCGGGAACTATCCGGACGCGATTATATATATGCGTCGCACATTGCGCCTCATGACGCGCAAGCAAAGGAACTCGGAACTGGCAAGAGCCGGCTCGAGGTCCTTGAGAGCTTGGGGCTGAAGAACATCACGATTGCACCGATGCATCGCGTAGAGGACGGCATCAACGCCGTTCGCACGGTTATCCCGCGCTGCTGGTTCGATGCCAAGAAATGCTCCCGAGGGATCGATGCGCTTAAACTTTATCGCGCTGAGTATGATGACAAGCTGCAGGCACTGAAACCGCGGCCGGTTCATGACTGGACGAGCCATGCGGCGGATGCGTTCCGGTACTTGGCGATGACATTGGACACCAAGATCGTGAACACTGGTTTCAACCGTCCGCTGCAGTACGCCAACATGGGCTACGCCTAATGGCCAAGATGGATCTGCTTGAGCTGAAATCGGTTCTGGCTGCTGAGAAGTCTGACGCTTTGGCCGCACTCGTTGCAGCCCAGCTCAGCCAGGATCGCGCGACCGCGATGGAGTACTACCTTGGCGACATGTCGCAGGACATGCCGGCGGCCGATGGCCGTTCGCAGGCCGTGTCAACTGACGTTGCGGATACCATTGAAGGCCTGATGCCAGCGCTCATGGACATCTTCGCGGGATCCGACGAGGTTGTGCGGTTTGAGCCGGTCGGACCTGAGGACGAAGAAGCGGCGCAGCAGGAAACTGACTACGTGAACCATGTGTTCATGCAGCAGAATCCTGGCTTCATGGTGCTGTACTCGTTCATCAAGGATGCGCTGCTCAGCAAGGTCGGCATTGTGAAAGTTTGGTGGGAAGAGCGCGAAGAGGAGCAGCGGGAAACCTATTATTCATTGACCGACGAGCAATTCGCCATGCTTTCTTTGGCTGTGCAGCAATCGAATGGAATGATGGAAGTCGTTGAGCATACCGTAAATCAGCCGGCGTCTGAGGCGACTAGCTGATGGACGCGATGACGCCTCCAGCCATGCTGGCTCAACCGACCACGCATGATGTGACGATCGTCACCACCAAGAAGCTTGCCCAAGCTCGGGTGATGGGCGTTCCGCCGGAAGAGTTCGGCATCGAGCGCGGCGCCCGGAACATCAAGGACTGCAATTACTGCTTCCATGAGATCGTCACCAAGACCCAGAGCCAATTGATTGATGAAGGCTTTGACGAAGACCAGGTGATGGGTCTTGAGGACTACACCGGCAATACTGAGGTCGAGACGCTTTCACGCGATACGGTCGGAGAGCACTTCAACACGGTTTCGGCGTCGTCCAACAAGGCCGCAAGGCTCGTCAAGGTCACTGAGCACTATATCCGGCTGGATTACGAGGGGAACGGCCGGGCTTGTCTCTATCAGGTCATTACGGCCGGAACACAAGGCGATATCCTCAAGAAGGACGGAAAGCCGGCGATCACGCCGTTTGACGCTATTCCGTTCGCCGCTACATGCCCTGTTCCGCAGCCGCATCGGTTCTTTGGCCGGTCGATCGCGGATCTGATTATGGATATCCAGCGGATCAAGACTGCGCTCATCCGCGGTGCGTTGGATAATCTTTATCTGCACAACAATCCGCGGGTTGAGGTGGCGGAGGCGAATGCGGGACAGAACACGCTGGATGATCTGTTGGTCTCGCGGCCTGGTGGTGTGGTTCGCACCAAGACGCCGGGCGGTCTGAACTGGCAGGTTGTCCCGGACATCACGGCAAGCGTGTATCCGGCAATTCAGTATTTCGATTCTGTGCGTGAGCAGCGCACCGGCTTGAGCCAGCAGTCGCAGGGGCTCGACGCCAACGCGCTGCAGAACCAGTCTGCTACCGCCGTTGCGCAGGTGTTCAGCGCCTCGCAGATGCGAACGAAGCTGATCGCTCGCATCATCGCGGAGGGTGTTAGGGACATCTTCTCGTTGCTGCACGGCACGATCCGCAAGCACGGCCAGCAGCAGCAAACTGTTCGGCTCCGCAACAAATGGGTGCCGATCGATCCGCGGGAATGGAAGAACCGCGACGACATGACGATCAATGTCGGACTCGGGACTGGCGGGAAGGCGCAGCAGTTTGCGCAGACCATGGCCATCGCTAACGTTCAGAAAGAGATGATTGCCGGCGGGATGAGCCAGCTTGCCGGACCGAAGGAAGTTTACAACACCGCCGCTGAGCTGACCCGGATCATGGGTCATAAGAACCCCGACAAGTTCTTCAACGATCCTGACGCGAAGGATCCTCAGACAGGTCAACCACTGCACCCGGCGCCGCCTCCTGCCCCTGATCCGAAGGTCATGGCGATCCAGGCGCAGGCGCAGAACGACCAGCAGGAACTGGCGTTGAAGGCCCAGCTTGACAAGCAGAAGGCGGCCGACGCGGCGCAACTGGCGCAGTTCAAGGCCGAGATGGACGCAAAGCTGAAGATCATCGAGGCGCATCTGAAGGCGATCGAGATGGAGCGCAAGGCGCTCAACGACCAACAGCAACACCATGCTCACATGGCTGAGACAGCCATGGATATGGTCGCGACCGCGCATGCTCACGATACCAAGATGGAGCAGAACGACGCGGCGCATCAGGCCAAGCTGCAGCAGATGAAGAACAAGCCGACGGGCAATAAGTGAAGCCGCTGATCGCTACGCCATGCTACGGCGGCGTCCTCTGCCTGAATTACGTAACGAGCATCATCCGATTGAGGACGGCCGCTTCGCAGTTGGGAATGGAACTGGAGTTCTATTTCAGAAGCGGGGAAAGCCTTATCACGAGAGCGCGCAACGACTGCGTTTCTCACTTCATGGATGACCCGTCGTTTACGCATTTGTTCTGGATCGACGCCGATATTGGCTTTGAGCCGAAGGCAGCATTTCGGCTGCTCAACTCGGGATATGACGTGGTCGCCGGGGTTTATCCCAAGAAGGGAGAAAACGCCGGGTTTGCCGCTGATGTTTCTGATCTTGTCGTCGGAGACGATGGATTTGCGCCGATCGATGAGGCTCCCACGGGCTTCATGTGCATCAAACGCTCTGTGATCGAGGATATGTCTCGCGCTGGTATTGGCAAGCATGAGTTCTTCGACACGATGCATGTTGATGGTGGGTATCTGTCGGAAGATTACGCATTCTGCCGCAGGTGGAGTTCGATTGGCGGCAAAGTGTACGTGGACGCCAGATCTGATCTGACCCATCAGGGAACGAAACTTTACTCAGGACAAGTTGGGAAGTCGGAATGACAACTTTTGTTGACCCTCTCGGGATTACTGCGTCGTCCAAAACCGGCATTGTCGCGCTCAACGTTGACAGTACTACTGGAACCACTATCCCTCGCGATTGCGGGTGGATGGTTGCGGTACTTACACCCACCGATTTCGGCGCGCGAGTTAATCTGCCATCCGGCGCAGAACTCGGTGACATGGTTGAAATCCATGTATTGCAGAGCGCATTTAACCCAACCGTTCGGGTGTACGCTCCGAGCGGCGAAACCATCGACGGCCTTACAAACGAGGATACCACTGTTCGTCAGGGGCGCATTTTCCGCAAGGTAGATACGTCATTGTGGGTCGCTGTCGGGCCATAATCAGTGACCGACGAAATCAAGCTTCAGAAGGACGCTGTAAAGGGCGCCCGTGCGAAGGAGTTGCTGGAGCATGAACTGCTGGCTGAGGCGTTTGCCTCGCTGGAGGCGGCTTACACGCAGGCGTGGCGGCTAACCACGATCGATGACGTGGCCGGCCGTGAAAAGCTATTTCTGGCGATCAACGTCGTCGGAAAGGTGAGGGATCATCTCACCTCGATCATGAACAACGGCACGCTGGCAGCCACGGAGTTGCGCCAGCTTGCTGAGACTGCCGAGCGCGCCAGGCGCTGGGACCAGGTTTAACCCAAGGACAATCCATGAGTGATGAGCAAACCGCAGTCAGCGGTGACGACACTACGCCTGCCGTAACCGCAATCACGCTTGACGCCGATGCGCCGTCGAGCTTTGATTCCGCAGAGAGCGCCGTCGCATCACTTGTCGGTGCGCGCGAGAAAGCTGGAATTCCTGCCGAGAGCGCGGATGATGATGACCCCGCGACCGCAGAACAAGAATTGTCCGATGAGGACAACGGCGCCCCTGAAAAGGCTACCGCCGAAGACCCCGAAGCCGCCCCGGCCGAAAAGCCGCTACGCGAACTTCCGCGGTCTTGGACGAAGGATCGAGCTGAAATCTGGAACCGCCTCGACCCGGCCGCGCAAGACATCTTGCTCGAGCAGGACAGGTTGGCCAGCATCGACGTTCGCAATCGTCAAAACGAACTCGCTGAAGAGCGCAAGGCCGTGCAGGCCGAGCGTGCGGCGGCAGAGAAGGCACGACAGCAGTACGAAGCCCAGCTTCCCGTCCTCATGCGGGAACTGGAAAGCAACCTTCAGCAGTCATTCGGCGACATCAAGACCATGGATGACGTGGTCAAGCTGCAGTCGGAAGACCCGTTCCGCTTTCAGGCATGGCAGGTGCATCAGATGCGCTTGCAGGCCGCGAAGGTCGAAACGGATCGCATTGCGAAGGAGAACGAGACCACCGAGCAGAACCGCTGGATGGAACACGTCCAGTCTGAGAATGCGAAGGCGGCCGAGTTCATCCCCGAGCTTGGCGACAAGGACAAGGCTGAAAAGCTCACCTTGCGCGTGGCGAGGGAATTGCTCCCCGATCTCGGTTTCAAGGATAGCGAATTGGCAGCGCTGGCGAACGGAAAGGAAAAGCTTTCCATCTACGACCATCGCATTCAGCGCCTGTTCGCGGACTCTCTGAAGCTGAGGGACATCCAGAACGCTCCGAAAGCTGTCGTCAAACCCGATCTTCCTCCGGTTCAGCGTCCCGGTGTTGCTCGCGCTCCTGGTGCGGACAAGGCAGCACTCGTTCAAAACCTCACCGACAAACTCAGCAATTCCGGCAGCGAAAATGACGCCTTTGAGCTTTTGATGGCCAAACGCGCATCTCGCCGGGCATCATAAAGGACGACGAATATGGCTATTCCTACCAATGCTTTCGCCACTGGTTCGGCGATCGGCAACCGCGAAGACCTCTCCGACATCATCTACCGCATTGACCCGACCGATACCCCTCTGATGTCGGCGCTCGATACCGAGAAGGCGGCGGCGGTCAACCACGAATGGCAGACGCAGGCTCTCGCGGCTGCTTCCGGCTCCAACGCACAGTCGGAAGGCGCCGACTTCGCCGCGGTTGCCGCCACGCCGACCGTTCGTCTGGGCAATATCGCCCAGATCAGTTCCAAGTACGCGCAGGTCACTGGCACCCAGCAGGCGGTCAAGCACGCCGGCCGCGCCAATGAAATGGCCTACCAGGAGATGCTGAAGGGCCTCGAACTGAAGCGCGACATGGAGACCATCCTGTTCGGCACGAACCAGGCGAAGGCCTCGACCGATCCGCGCAACTGTGCCTCGATCTTGTCGTGGATCAAGACCAACACCAGCAAGGCCGGCACGTCTCCCGCAGACCCGGCTGCGGCTGATGGTACCGGCACCCGCACCGATGGCACGGGCACTCTGGCGGCCTTCACCGAAGTTCGTCTGAAGGGCGTTCTGAACTCGATCTGGACCAACGGCGGCAAGCCGAACCTGGTTTGCACGGGCGCCTTCAACAAGCAGGCGTTCTCTACCTTCACCGGCCGTTCCACTCCGATGGAGGAAGCGAAGACGAAGACGATCACGGCATCGGTCGATGCCTACGAGTCGGATTTCGGCAAGCTCAAGGTTGTCCCGGATCGCTTCACCCGCGCTCGCGACGTGCTGGTCCTCGAAACCGCGAAGTGGGCTGTTGCCTACATGAACGGCCGCAAGTTCGTGTCGGTCTATGTGGCGCCGACCGGTGACAGCCAGAAGCGCCAGATCCTGTCCGAGTACACCCTCGTTGCCCGCAACGAGAAGTCTTCGGGCGGCGTATTCGATAACACGACCTCGTAAGCCTCTTATCCTCAACCTCAGGCCTCCTTCGGGAGGCCTTTTTCTTTGGAGGCTTCAATGCCACTCATTAAACCGCGTCCTCTCAATGAGGCGGTTTTCGCAACGAACACCACTTCGATCGGCACCACTCCGGTTGCCGCTACCGCAATCGCCACTGAGAGCGGATGGGTGCAACGTGTGATGGCGGCTGCCGGAGGCACCACTTCGGGCACAACTGCGGTTGCCATTAGCATCAACGGCGGTTCTGACATTACTGCTGGTGCTCTGACAATCGCGGCAGGTTCGAATGCTCGCGCAGGTTCGATCCTGGAGTTTGCCGGCGTGGGTACCGCTTCCGGTGTGTATGTCAACGAGGGTGACTGCATCACCTTCACGCCTTCCGGCGGCACGGGTGCCAGCATTCCAGGTGCCTTTGCCCTCGTCATCCGCTCACAGACCTGAGCAATAAAGCGCGCATCTTCGGGTGCGCGTTTTCATTTTGAGGAACCCTTATGGCAGTTTTTCAGATCAAGGCCCCGTCCTCGAGGCAGGGAATTTCTCAGAACGTCTCTGTGACAACTGCAAGCGCGGCCTCTACCGTGTTCGGCACCGAAACATTTCAGGTGCTTCTGGTGGCTACTGCAGCTTGCAATGTTCGCATTGGGGATGGGACGCCTACTGCTGTGGCGACTGACACGCTATTGCCAGCGAATTTTCCGCTGATCTTCACCTGCACCCCGGGTCAGAAGGTCGCGGCCATCACGGCAAACACCGCTACGCTTTCGGTGACGGAACTGTCGTAATGCTCGATACCCGCATTCACATCGACAGCAATGGCCAAGATGTTGCTGTCGAGATGGTTCAGGATGTTGAGCCGATCCTGGAGCACAACAAGATGCTGCGCTCGCTCGCTCAGAAGAGCGATTGGGGTCGGCACGTCGCGTCAATTCCAAACGTCATCATGACCCGATGGCTGAATGAGGAACTGGAGCGAGGCAACACGACGATCAAGATGTTCGGCCCCGAGATGGATGCTCTTGTCGATCGCAAGCTGAAAGACCCGGAATGGGCCTATCTGCGCACTGACAGCGCCCAGGTTCAGGGCTTTTTGGGGTTCGGTAGCTGATGGCTGGGATCGCCAATTATACCGACCTGCAAACGGCTGTAACGGAATGGCTGGCGCGCGACCAGGATACGACACTGATCGCACGTATCCCGACGTTCATTCAGTTGGCTGAGGCCAAGTTCAATCGCGACCTGTTCGTGCGGCAGATGGAATTGCGGGCGACCACTACTGTCAATACAACCTCGAACGATCCTGAATTTATCTCCTTACCGGCCGACTTCCAGTCCATGCGACGCATCCGATTGTCTGGTGTGAGCGGCAAACCACATTTGGATTTTAAGTCCGGCACTCAGATGGACGAATTCCGGTACTGCAACAGCAATGTGTCGGGACAACCTCGATTTTTCACCATCATGGGAAGCGAGATCGAACTCGCTCCAACTCCGGATCAGAATTACACACTTGAGATGGTTTATCGGCAGAATATCCCGGCGCTAAGCTCTGCCAATCCGACAAACTGGCTTTTGGCACTCGCCCCAGATTTATATCTGTATGGCGCGCTTCTGGAGTCTGCGCCATACATCAAGGAAGACGGGCGGCTGCAAACTTGGGGCCTCGGCTTCAAGACAGCACTCGATGGACTGAACAATCTTGGTCTGACATCTACGTTTAATGCGGGACCGGTGGCACTCCGTGTAAGTGGGGTTACGCCATGACCCTACCGTCTCAGATTGAAGTATGGACCTCTGAGGCTCCCAGTAAAAACCTGTTTAGCCGAAGTGTTTTCTCGAAAGATCATTATAACGTGCTGTTCATCTTCTTGTTCAACAAAAAAAATAATTGGGACAATAATATCAAGCAAGCTGAGATTTGGACGCCGACATGACGCTTCTTCAATGGGGTGATTGGCGACCAGATACCTCAGATTATGAAGGAACGAGTGTCCATTCCATCCTGAATGTTGTTCCTCGCGGAGATGGATATGGCCCATTCCCCAGCTTTTCGGCATATACGCAGGCACTTCCTGCAACATGTCGTGGCGCCTTCTATGCGCTGAAATCTGACGGATCAGTCATCACCTTTGCTGGTACTGCAACGAAACTCTACCAACTCAACAATACGAATTACAGTTGGACCGACGTTTCAAAGGGAGCGACAACCTATCCTTCGCTTTCAACTTCGGCGCAGTGGCAATTTGCTCAATTCGGAAGCCTAGTATTTGCTACGCAGGCCAATGCGCCGTTGCAGGTCTTTGACCTGTCTTCTGCATCCGCGTTCTCAGACTGCGCTGGAGCGCCTCCGCAGGCGGCTTATATCAGCGTCGTCGGGCGATTTCTCGTTCTCTCGGGATTGCTATCGCAGCCGTATCGCATTCAATGGTCTGGATTGAACGCTACGACGACATGGACGAGCGGCGTTAATAGCTCTGATTTTCAGGACTTCCCGGACGGGGGTATCGTTCGCGGCGTTGCTGGTGGTGAATTCGGAGTGGTCTTCCAGGATCAAGCAATCCGCAGAATGTCTTATATTCCTGGATCACCGTTGATCTTTCAGATTGATCGTATCGCGCACGATAAGGGACTTTTCGCACCCTATTCACTAGTCCAAGCCGGTGAAAAGATTTTCTTTTACGCGGGGCAAGGATTTTACAAGGTCGAGCCCGGCGGCGTTCCGGAGCAGATCGGCCGTGAGAAGGTAGACAGGACATTCATCGCCGACCTCGACAAAGCGAATTTGCAGCTTTTCATTGGAGCTGCCGATCCGCGATCTACAAAGGTCTATTGGGCATATCGTTCTGCCAATGGCGTAAATATAGCCAACTATGACAAGATCATCGGATATGATTATCTGCTTGAGCGATTTTTCACGTTGTCGGTTACGGGCGAATTTATCGCCGGCATTTCACAAACTGGGCTAACGTTGGAGGCGCTCGATGCGATCTCGTCATCGATTGATGCGCTTGTGCTTTCTCTGGATTCTTACGCCACAGCGGTTCAGCCTCAAATCGCTCAGTTCAATAATGCGCATATTCTTGGCTTTTTTGCAGGCAATCCGCTTGAGGCTACATTGGAAAGTGCAGAGCAGGCGGCAGACGGTCAACGTGTGACGCTGCGTGGCTTCCGTCCAATTACAGATGCTCCAACCGTTTATGGCTCAGTAACGTATCGAGATACACAGGCAGTTAATTCGATCTTGGGCACCGAAGTGTTGATGAATGCTCGGACTGGCCGCTGCGACATGATGCGGGATAGTCGGTACATCAGATACAAGCAGCGCATTCCAGCTGGAACGAATTGGACGTTTGCCGCTGGAGTTGAGCCAGACGTGACCACGAATGGTGTGCAATGACAGTTCTTCTTCCTGCGATCACTGAAACTGATCCGAAGAAGATTAATCTTTCTATCCAGCAGTTGGGCGCGGGTCGATCGAATGCGGTTGGCGCCGTCACGCTTGCGGTTAGTTCAGCAACAACCGTTGTGAATACTCTCACCGGCCTTTGCGCGCCGGGATCTGTTCCGATCCTGGTGCCGACTACAGCGAATGCCGCTACCGAAGTCGGTAACGGCACAATGTACATTTCCTCTGTGGGTCTGAACACGTTTACGATCACTCACGCAAACAGTGCTACAACTGGCAGGACGTTCCTTTGGGCGATCCTAGGCTAATCTGCGTTGATCCGGCGAGAGTAGCCGAGTTCTGGCCGTTTGCAGGGCCGCTGATCCGGGCGGCGATCGAGCGAACAGGTCTGAGCGAATTTGAGGATATAGAGAAGCAAGTTCTCGCGGGCGAGCAACTGCTCTGGCTGGCATGGTCGGAGCAGATCGAGGCGGCGGCAACCACGCACCTATCTCGGAACGTCTGCACACTGACGGCCTGCAGCGGACACCAGCGAGAACGCTGGTTGCCATTGTTCGGGGCGATTGAGCAATACGCGAAGAACGAAGGCGCGAAGATCATGCGGATCTATGGCCGCAAGGGCTGGGAACGAGTGCTCGACGGGTATCGAGCCGAATACGTGATCTTAGAGAAAGGCCTTTAAATGGGCGGTACGTCAAAATCGGAAACCACGCAGAGTTCTACGACGGCTCCGTGGGCGCCGACGCAGGGCCTACTTGGAAATATCATCAACCAGCTCGGCACCGCCAGCAGCAACACGGGATTGACTGGCGCTCAATCCGGCGCTCTCGACACGGTTACGAATAACTCAAATGCCACCGCTGGTTTGTTCGGACCTCAGCAGCAGAACTATGCACAGTCGCTCTATAATGGGGGTGGTGCGCTCGATCAGGCTGGTGCAGTCAACCAGAACTATCAGAACTACTACAATCAGACCAACCCGCTGGCGTCGAACACAAATTATAATCCCTATGACACGCCGGGCTTCAAGGACGCGATCAACACTGCCACGTCGGACATCACGAATAACATCAATGGTTCGTTTGCTGCAGCGGGTCGTGATTTCTCCGGAGCCAACTCGCAGGCACTTGCTCGCGGTCTGACCCAAGGCCTCGCTCCGACGATCGCCGCTCAATACAATCAGAACGTCCAGAACCAGCAGGGTGCGGCTGGCAACCTTTATAACGCCGGCAACACGAACGCTGGCATCCTTTCCAGCCTTCAGCAGCAGTACCTGACAAACCAGGGCGCCGGATTGAACGCGGCGAGCGGCGGTCTTGATCTGTCGAATGCTGGCGCAAACGCCACGCTGGCAGCAGAGGCGCAGCGATTTGGCATTCCGATCCAGAACCTGGGCCTGCTTGCTAACATCGGTATCCCCATCGCTGGCCTCGGCTCGCAGTCAACTGGCCAGAGCAGCACGACGAACCAGATGAGCGGCGCGCAGCAGTTCGGATTGATCACAGGCGGTATTGGAAGTCTTTTGGGCAATTTCGGCACTGGCCGAGCCTTCCCGAAGCTCTTTGGTTGAGGTGCAATAGATGGGCCTCTTGGATTCCCTGCTCTACAATTCCGACAACTACGGCGGACAGGGCGGCGGCTTGCTGGACTTCTTGCGGTCAACGCAGATGCAGCAGAACAACTATCAGCCAAGCCAGGGTTTCGACGCGCCGCCCGCGACATTTGCCGATCGGTTCAATGCCATCCCGGGCGCGCCGCAACCAGTCCAGCCTTCCAGCCGTCAGTTCGATACTGCGACATTCGATCCCGCAACCTACGCGCCGAACCAGGCCGCACCTATCGCCGTTGGCGGCTATCAGATGCCGCGCATTGGCAATGCTGACCAGTTTGCTCCGCAGCAGGCCATGATCCCGCCCAACGCGCAGCCAACGCAGGGGCAGGCTCCGCAGATGCCTCAGCAACCCGTACAGCAGCCGCAAGAGTTGCCTCCTGCCTTTGGCGGCGGCGGCTATCTCGAGCGACTGCAGAACGGCGGCAGCCTGATCGGCTCGCTATTCCAGAGCAGCACGCCACAGCAGCAGAACCTTACGGCGCAGTATAGCGCTCTGAGGCAGGCTCTTCTCGCAAATGGAGAGAGCCCGCAGGCTGCGGCCTCAAAGGCCATGGTCGCGGTGATGAATCCGGAGGCGGCCAAAACGATCATTCCGGAACTGTTCACCAACCGCGAGAAATGGCAGAAGATCGGGATCGACCCGACCACGGGTCAGGAACTTTACGGTTTCGTCAATGAGCGTGATCAGACGATCAATGGCAAGCCGGCATCCGCTGTGCCGACCTCGGCCAACTCAACCATGGGCGATCCGAGTTTGACCGGCAACGCCTACCTGCAGAGCCTTCCGGAAAGTATCCGATCCCAGGTTAAGGCGGTCGTTGAAGGCCGCATGCAGCCGCCGAGCGGGTTTGCGCTGAAGTCGCCCCAGATCCAGGCACTGATGCGTGCGGCTGCCCAGTATGAGCCGGGCTTTGACCTGACGAAATGGGGCGCTCGAGCTGCGACCGCGAAGGACTTTGCGTCAGGGCAGGCAGCCAAGAACGTCACGTCGTTGAATACGGTTGTCGGTCATCTCGCCGACCTGAAGGAGAAGGCGGACGCGCTCGATAACTACTCGATCCCGACCGTCAACTCTGTGAAGAACGTCTTTAACTCGGAAACCGGCGATCCGCGGGTCAACAACTTCAACTTGGCACGGAATGCCGTAGCGGACGAACTCGCCAAGGTATTCAAGGGTTCGGGCATCTCTGACCACGAAATCGCGCAATGGAAGGGCACGCTCAATGCTTCACAGTCGCCCGACCAATTGAAGGGCGCCGTGAAGACCGCGATCGGGCTGATGGAATCTCGCCTTTATGCACTGAACGATCAGCGCGACCGCGGCATGAACACTTCCAGTCAGCCGCGCGACCTCCTGACCGACAAATCAAAGGCCGCGCTCGCAAAGATTGAGGCTTGGGCGAATGGTGATGCATCCAAGACGGAGGTCAAATCTGGCGTGTCCGAGGGTGCAACCGCGACCAACCCCCAGACCGGTCAGAAGATCGTCTTCAAGGGTGGCAAGTGGGTTCCGGCGCAATGAGCGATCTTCCTCCGGGATTTGTCCTAGATCAGCCGGCTGACATGGGTCTGCCGTCCGGTTTTGTGCTCGACAAGCCGGGCGTTGCCGAGGACGTAGCGAAAAGCGCGGGTGCAGGTCTGGCCAATGCTGCAGCCGGGACAATCGGTGCAGTCGGCGATGCGCGCAGTCTATTGGGCTCCGCGGTCGATTATGCAGGCTCGAAACTTGGCTTCGATCCCTCAACGGTCAAGAATGCCGCAAACGCTGCGAGTTATGCGCTACCGGGCGGCCGTTTGCTGGCGAATGCGCCGAGTTCTCAGGACATCCTGAACAGCGTCAAAAGTGCTGATCCGAGTAATCTTGCATTCTATGACCCGAAAACGCTTGCTGGTGCATATACAAAAACTGGCGCTGAATTCCTCCCCGGTATGCTGGCTGGCGGTGAGGGTGGGCTTGGAGCCCGGTTTGTCAGAAATGTAGCGCTCCCAGCGATTGGCAGCGAAACTGCCGGGCAGATCACCAAGGGTACGGCAGCAGAGCCTTACGCGCGAATTGCCGGAGCTATACTATCTCCCGGGATAGAAGCTGCTGCGCGACGCGTAGTTTCGCCGTTGCCGGCATCCGCTGACCGTCAGGCGCTGGCTGAGACTCTGCGTAATGAAGGAGTCCCGCTCACCGCCGGGCAATCGTCAGGTAGCAAGCCTCTGCAATGGATGGAGAGCGCTCTTGGCGATACTCCTGGTTCAGGCGGCGCTGCAGCTCGTATCATGGAGAACCAAGCCGAGAATTTCACAGCTGCCGCGCTACGACGGGCTGGCATTGATGCCAACCGTGCTACGCCTGAGGTCATCGATAATGCCTTCGCACGCATCGGGGGCGATATTGAAGGGGTCGGGCGCCGCAATAACGTCATGCCTACGGCTGCCTTCAACAATGAGTTGGGGCGCGTCGAGCGCAACTACAACAATCTTGTCAGCGAATCCAATCGCGCCCCTGTTGTCGCTAACACCATTGACGATCTTCGCGGAATGATCGCTGCAGGCCGAATTGATGGGCCTCAGTTCAACGCTATTACGTCGCGTTTGGCGACCCAGGCGCGTGGATCAACAAACGACCCGCACCTTCAGGCCGCCCTTCATGGCATCCGGACTGCGCTTGACAATGCGATGGAGCGGACACTGTTCCGCACTGGGAACCAGCAAGATATGCAAATCCTGCGGAATGCTCGCAGAGAGTATCGAAACCTGTTGGTGCTAGAGCGCGCAGCTACAGGTGCTGGATCTGGTGCGGCTGAAGGCCTGATTTCGCCCTCACAACTCCGCAATGCTGTCGTTCAGCAGAACCGCCGCGCATATGCTCGAGGTAACGGTGATTTCGCTGATCTTGCTCGGGCTGGTGAAGCGCTCTTGAAGCCATTGCCTCAATCAGGCACGTCGCCGCGCCACAACGTCACCCATATGCTGCAGACGATCGGAGCGATCGTTGGTGGAAGTTCTGGTGCTGCTGGCGGTCCGGGTGGCGCCGCTGCCGGTGCTTTGGCTGGATTGGCGGCTCCAGCAGTTGCTGGCCGTGCGCTGCTCTCTCGCCCAGTGCAGGCCTATCTCGGCAATCAGGTGCTTGCTGCTCACCCGCGCGGTCAAATCGCCAATCGAGCGCTCTCAAATGCGCTTCTGGCTAGTGCGGCGTTCCGTCCGCTTATGCTGCCAAGCCCGTAGTTCATTGAACATGCCTGTCACGACCAACGCCGCGATGAACCCAAGCATCGAGGCGAGATACCCGTTCGGCGTCCATTTCCAGTGAATATTAGATGCGATCACCGCGAACATGATCGAACCCTGAAGAACGAACCACATGGCTCTTGACCCTCAATATCTAGATGCAATCAAGAAGTCGGAAGGATATGCGCCGACTGCATCGTGGGATTACAAACAATATAGCTCTGGCTATGGCACAAAAGCCCAGCCGGGCGATGAAAACATCCCGCCGGATCAGCGGCAGGCCGTCTATGAACAGCGGTTTCAGGACGAGATCGGGAAGGCCGCTGCCAGTGTCGATTCCTTCAATCCGAACCTTCCTCCAGGTGTTCGGGCTGCGCTGACCTCCCTTACATATAACGCCGGTCCAGGTTGGCAACAGTCGGGGCTCGGGGAGGCGGTCAAGGCTGGGGATTGGGACAAGGCCCAGAGCATTTTCCTGCAGTACAACCACGCTGGCGGGAAGGTCGATCAAGGACTCACAGCGAGGCGCCAGAGAGAGGCGGCCTGGTTCGGCAATCAACCGGCCGCTCAACAGCAACCCGCACCAGCGAGTCCCGCAGCGGCTCCTAGCGCCTATCTGAACATTGCGCCGCAGCAAACGCCTATCTTCGCCCAAGCTCCCCAAGCTGCGCCGCAGGCCGATGCCAGCGGGGGAGGCGCCCAGGTGCCCAGCTTCCAGCCTCCGCAGGCCGCCCAGATTTTCTACGCCCAGCGCCGCAGTCCTGATCTGACCAAATTGCGTACGGCGCTGGCTCAAGCCCCGATCTTCTCCAGAGGATAATTGAATGGCTCTCCCGTTCTATAACTGGTCGCGCACCGCGGCCAGCAACGCCAATGCTGACTCGACAGTGAACTGGGCTGAAGGACAGGCGCCATCGTCCGTGAATGATAGCGGGCGTGCCATGATGGCATCTACGGCGGCTTTTCGCGATGACATCGCTGGCGCAATCGTCACGGCCGGCACGTCAACCGCTTACACGGTAACGAGCTATCAGATCTTCGATACGTTGTCTCACCTCAATGGTCAGATCATAGCGTTCACCCCACACACGACAAACGGTTCCACCGTTACTTTGAATGTGGATGGGCTTGGCGCGAAGCCGCTTCGTTCTGCGCCATCAACAGAACTTGTCGGCGGTACGCTTATTCAAGGCACGCCATATGCCGCCATCTACAATAATACTGATGGAGCATTTTATCTTCATGGCTTCTTCAGCAATCCATATTCAATCCCGTTAGCGGCAGGAATCGACTTTTGGGGTGCAACTGCGCCGAACAGTGCTTTTGCATTCGCCTATGGGCAGGCAATTTCGCGAACAACTTACAGTGCGCTGTTTTCGCTTGTTGGAACGACTTATGGGACCGGTGACGGTTCAACAACCTTCAACCTTCCAGACAAGCGCGGCCGCGTTAGTGCCGGCGTCGATAATATGGGCGGATCGGCGGCATCTCGACTGACCTCTGCCAGCGGTATGGGGGCCGGTGGTCCGGGCCAAGTTGGCGGCACAGAAACTCATACACTCGTGACCGCGAATCTGCCGCCATATACGCCATCCGGTTCAGTGAGCACCTCCGTTACCACCACGGTAGTGGACTTAAGGCTGTCCACGGGAAATAGCCCGTTATCGACCTCTATTTCGCCTGGTTCAAGCACATCCGGTTCATTCGGATCAGCAACCACACCAGTCACATCAGTAGCTTCATCATCTTTTACCGGAAACACGCAGGGCGGAACGAGTACGCCGGTTAACGGCATTCAGCCAACCATCGTCTGCAATTACATTATCAGGATCATTTAAACATGACGGTAGTAGTTAAGCACTCCGTTGTCACCGGCGCGCCGTCTGATCCTTCTGCGATTGTTGACGGTCCAGCTTGGGATGCCGCCCATGTTGTAACTGGCTTGGAGAACGTCCCAAACGTAGACACGACAAACGCCAGTAACATCACGAGCGGGACACTGAATCACGCGCGCTTGCCGGCGCTCACGTCGTCGGACGTCGGCCTTAGCAACGTTCCGAACGTCGACGCGACCAACGCCGGCAACATCTCATCCGGGCTCCTGGCAATCGCTAGAGGCGGCACCGGAGCGGGTACCACGATGGCGGCATTCGATGCACTCGCGCCGACCACCACGCGCGGCGATCTCATCTTTCGCAATGCGACGACGAACGCGCGGCTTGCGGCGGGGACGGCCGGATATCTGTTGCAGACCAATGGGGCGGGTGCCGATCCTTCCTGGGCAGGCTTTCTTCAGTCCGGCACTGGCGCGGCAACTCGCACATGGAATGGCAAAGTTTCTGATATTGTTACTCCGGAAGACTTCGGCGCTGTTGGTGACGGCATGGCGGATGACACCACTGCCCTGACAAATGCGCTTGCTACGGGCCGTCCGGTCTACATGACCAATGTCTACAAGACGACAAGCCAAGTCTCCGTGACGAACAAGGCGGTAACGATCTTTGGTGGCGGCCCCATCCTGAAAACGGCCGGCACCGGATTTGCCCTCTCGATCAGCAACACCGATTTCACGCAGCCCGTTTTCATCAATGGCCTGCGGGTCCTTACCACCCAACAGGAGTTGGATAACGGGATCTTTATTGGGTTCGCGGAAGCGGACGGCACCAACAATCGCCTTCAGCAGCGCTGCACCCTGACGAACGTGGAGGTGCGCGGGCAGAATGTCGGGTCGCACGGCTTCTTGTACGGAATTGAGCTATCGAACGTTCACCGTCCTGTATTTTACAACGTCCAGATAGCTGGCCGGCAGTCGGGCTCGACGTTGACGGACTTTCAGCACATGACGCGCGGCTGGAACATCTACTCCACCGGCGCCGCCGCTCCAACCGATTACACGTTTCACGGCTGCCAGGTGTTGGCTGCCGCATCAGCTATCTACGGCCGTGGGCATCTGGAAGGGTTGACGTTCACGCAATGCTACTTCATTGCCGTGAACAAGGCTTTGGATATTTCGCTTTCTGCGGCCTACCCGTGGGTTACAGCGTCGCAATGTCACGCCGCGGTTTTCGCGACCGGGTTCGAGCTGACGAACGTCGCGCAGGCCAAGATTCACAATAATCTGATCTATCGCCGCAGTGAAGCGACTGCAAACACGCTCGGCGTTCTGATCGCCCAAGGCAACGACAGCTCTGTCATCGGTAACACCTTTCTCGATCCAGGCGGCGAAGCTTCCGGCTTGTTTTACCCGATCCAGATTACGGATTCGTCGCGCGTCACCACCGCGTTGAACGAGTTCGGTGGGGCCAATATCGGCGTTACCATCAACGGAACGTCAAGCAACTGCAGCACTTACGACAACCGGTTCGACAACTCAGCCGGGGCCGGACCGCTGGCCTATCAGATGACAGGCTCCGGCACGGGGAACGTTCGCCGCGCCGCACCGCCGCTTTCGGCGAGCGCGCAGAACGGCGGCACCGTCACCGTCAACAATACAGAGCCGGTCATCACGTCCGTGAGCACCGACAATCTTGAAGTCGGAGACATTGTCACCGTCACGGCAAAACTACGGGCGTTGAAGGATGCGACCCCCGACGTGGTGAACGCGCTCATCCGCAAGGCATCCGGAACGGCGACGGTCGCCTTCGACAACAGCTCTACGTTCGTTCGCGCTGGCGCCTACGCTCCCGCCAACGCCGAAGCGTGGATCACGATTGCAACGCGCATGACGGTTTCGGTGCGTGGAACGTGCACGCTCAACCTTTCCGGCTATTGCGGCAGCGGCACGGCTTCGATGTCTGCTGGTGATGGGCAGATCACGGTGGTTCGTCAATAAGGACAAATCACGGCTTGCGAGCCGTGAGGATGCTTGCGCATGCCAATTCTAAGCGCTTCTCTTCGCTCAACTCCTGGCAAAATGGTTGATGCACGAGCGCGATTGGATCGCCGATTAGATCCCCGATTTTCGTATTAAGGAACTGATCGCGGCTATGGCCGGTTAGACCTCCTGTCCAGCTCTGAACAATCCAAGTCAGCGCAAAGATGGGATGAACGGGGTTTGGAACCGTAACGCTCTCGATAGTCAACGCATCTTCGAACAGGCGTCTGATGCCCTGCGGGGAAGCATTGAAGTAATGATGCGGGTAGCCGTGGAGTGGTTGCAGGAAGGGCACGCAACAATAAAGCTGGCCGCCCGGCTTTAGGACGCGGGATATCTCGTTGGCGCATTTGAACGGGTCGCGGACGTGCTCAAGAACAGCGATCGAGAACACTGCGTCAAATGTATTGTCCTTAAACGGGAGGTGTTCGCCGACAGCGAGAATGTCGGTCGATGGGTACGCCGCTATCTCAAGGTTGACGACGTTCTCGTAATACTCGTTGCGGGAGCCTGCTCCGCAATCAAGGATGAGGCCGTCTTTGTGCCTTTCGATGATCGCCTTCATGTCGCTATCGTATGCGTTCGATGAGACGTTGTTGGTGTCTATTATGCGCGTTTCGGCGCGAATGGCTTCCGTGAGAAAGTTGAATCTGCCGTGTTCATCTACGGCGGTGTCTCTGTCGAGTAGTAGCGACTTCGCCAATTTCAACATCTTCTCCGCTCTAACGGCTGCCACGCTAGTGAGTGAAAGTTGAGTGCGCCCCTCCTTGCGGCCGAAGGCATCAAAGTGCGCCTTCCCGGAAGTGAATGTTCCGCTCGTGACGGCTTCCTTCACATCGGGGTTAGAGGCCAGATACGCGGTTTCGTTGAAGTTTTCTGGGGTCGCGATTTCTCGCAAGGAGATGGCGGCGCTCATGTACTGTTTTTGACTCTCTTTTACGGGCGGCTGCCGAACCTACCCGCCACAACCTCCCTGCGCAAGCCCGCGAGTGTTGCACAAAAGACTCAACCGGCCGCCTTCGGGCGGCTTTTTCTTTGGAGATCGTATGACTGACCTCGTTGCCCTCAAGGCGGCGAATGCGAACCGCTGTCTTACGCCTGAGAGACTGCGGCAGCTTTTGCACTACGCCCCGGAGACGGGGCTTTTTTCTTGGCTAGTCGCCAGAGGCCGATTTGCCAAGCCTGGAAGCGCGGCCGGAACTCTACACCAAGTGAAGCGCTCCAAGTCGCCCTACATCAGGATCAAGATCGATGGGCGGTCATATTTGGCCCACCGGCTGGCTTTTCTTTACATGGCGGGGCACTGGCCGGCTGGGGAACCTGACCACAAGAACACCGACACAACAGATAATCGGTGGGAAAATCTCAGAGAAGCCACGCCTTCCCAAAATCAAGCCAATCGGAAGGTTCGGCGTGACAATAAGACAGGCATCAAGGGCGTCTTCTACATAGCGCGCGATAAAAAGTTCTGTGCCGAAATTCAGGTAGACGGCAGGCAGATCAGGCTCGGGTACTTCGATAGCCCCGAAGCGGCTGCTGTCGTTTATGAGAAGGCAACAAAGCGCTACTTCGGTGAGTTTGGGAGGGCCGCATAATGGACCTCTCAACTCGCGGCATGATCGAGATTATCTCCCATGAGGGAATTTGCCTTGAGCCGTACCTCGATTCGGTCGGCGTCTGGACTATCGGCATTGGCCAAACGAAATCGGATGACCTCGATCCGAAGACCATGGGCAAGCTGACGCTTCAGCAGGCGATCGATCTCTTCAAGCGCAAGATCAAGCAGTATACCGACGCGGTGGATGCTCTGCATCTGGACCTGACGCAGTATCAGTACGATGCCCTGAGTTCGTTCTGCTACAATGTCGGGCCTGGCAATCTTCGGACGCTGTGCCGTAACCGCTCGATCTCCCAGATCGGCGACGCAATCATGCTCTACACGAAGCCGCCCGAGATCACCGAGCGGCGCCAGAAAGAGCAGACGCTTTTCAAAACGGGCAACTACTCCAACACTGACGGCAAGGTTCTCGTTTTCCCGGTCGAGAATAACAAGCCAAAGTACAGAAAGGGTTACATGGTCGATGCGCGGCCCTATTTCGGCAGCGCTGCGCAGGCCGCACCTCCGCCGTCCGCGCCAACCGTTCCGCCTCCCAAACCTTCCACCCCATCCGTCACCAACCCGGCGCCTGGTTCGCTCGGCGCATTCATCGCGGCCATTCTGGCTGCCATTTTCAAGAGGAAGTAATGAAGATCGTTCTTTTGGCTCTCGCTCTCATCGTCGCGCTGGCGTTCCTTTACGCGCTCGTGCTTCGCCCTTGGCTCAAGAAGCAGCCTTGGGCTCAATCGTTCTTCGCGTGGATCGACCCGATCGAGCTCGCTTTGTTCAAGAAATCGGAGACGATTTTGGTCGGCCGACTCCTCTGGATCGGCGGCTTGTTCGTCACGTTCTACGATGCCGCGGCAACCTTCGTTCACAGCCTCGATCTGACGCCGCTGACGACCCGGGTGTTTGACTGGCTCCAGATCCCGCCTGACATGCGTAGCCTTTCCATGAGTGCGTTTATCGGCATCCTCGGCTTGCTCATCAACCGGCTGCGCAAGACCACCACCAAGCCGCTGGCGCTTGTGGCGGTTCCTGATGCGAAACTGCCTCCGGCCGCAGCTCAGGCGGTGGCTCAGGCTGAGGTGGCGAAAGAGGCAGCGGTGCAGGCCGTTGCAGAGGCGAAAAGCTGATGTGGAATCTCATCATTGGCTTTTTGGGCGGCCCTGTCATCAAGGGGCTGCTGGATGCCTACAATGCCCATCTGCAAGCCACGACAAGCGACAAGCAGATCGCGGCTGATCTGGCCGGCAAGGAGATTGCCGCGCAGACCGTCGAAATCCAAGAGCAGCAGAAGCTGAAAACAGCCGAGATTGGGCACGCATGGGAGCCCGAAAAACTCGCCTTCTATATCGTGCTCGTCTTCTTCGCGAAGTGCGTGATCTGGGACAAGGTTCTCGGCCTCGGTACAACCGATCCGCTTGCTGGCGACGTGAGCGTCTGGGCCGGGATGGTGATGGGGTTCTATTTCGGAAAGCGCACGTTTGAAAACGTGGCTCGCATCATCAAGCGGTGAGGAGTAGGGCGCTGGGAATATCCTAGCACTTCGGCGGACGGCTAGGAGATTAAATGACAACGTACCAATGGGTGACGCTGGGACTCGGCGCTCTTGGGTTCTTGGTGACGTGGTTGCTTGGAGCTTTCAAGGTGGGGCGCGCTGTCGAGCAAATGCGCGCTGCTGTCCGGGAAGAGATCGACCAGGAGCGCGAAAAGGTCATCGAGAAAATCGAGGACTTAGAGAAGCGCTTCGACGCCGATCAGAAGACGCAGGATCACAATTTCGGAGAGGTTGGCGCAGCTATGCGACAGTATATCGCCGACGTCGAAAAGAAGGTCCGAGAAGTCGAAATATATGGGCGAGACCACTACGTGAAGAAGGACGAATTCGTTCGCGCGACGGATTCGATCCGCGCGGACATCAAGGCCCTTGGTGCCGAGATCAAGAGCGACCTGAAGGGTATGCAAAAAGAACTGATCGGCAAGCCGTCGTAATTCACCAATCCGCCGGCATGTCTGTGACGGCGGTAGCTCAGCCTGAATGCCTTCAGGCTTGTTTCCTCCCTAGACTTGCCCGGCTGCCGAAAGGTGGCCGGGCTCTTTTTGTTTAGGGCTCTATATCAGGGGCGACCTGTTGGCCACTTCGGTTGAAGCTCCGGCTCCACCTCTGTGCAGCCTATCTCGCTGCAGCTCAGCGTGACATAGCCGCCAATGGCTGAACTGCTGTCTGACCGGCGCTCGCCAGTTTGCTTATTTATTTCGCCCTGCTGATAGATCTTCACGATATGCGGCTCACGCACTACGCTAACCAGGCCCCAGCTATCAGTTTTGCCGTCCTTCGATTCCACGGTTACGCTGGCGCGCCCCGGCGACAATCCAGTGAAGGCGACGGTATGGTCTGACAGAGGCATGACCTTGACGAGAAGATCGTCATCGAGGCGAACCGACTTGATCGGACGCTTGAAGTAGATCTTGGTGGTCTCGCCGAATTTAACGATGATGTTTCCGTTTTCCGGAGCGGGTACCGCGGCCTGCGTGATTACATCGCCGCTTGTCGTAGGGCCGGTACGCTCCCTCGGAGGAGGTCCATTGCTCTTCTGCTGGGTCAGTGGCTCTTCGGCCATGGCCGGGACCGACAACAGAACGCAAATAGCCAGAATCGGCGCAGATCCAACAAATTTCATGGAAAATCCCCTGCTTATGAAAGTCTTTAGCGTATCAGCCTAACCGGCGGTTGCAATGGCAGAAATGCCACACTGGTTAAGGGAGGGAGGGCCTGAAAAGCTCCCTGCGAGTCAAAGTGGGTCGAAAGGATTTTCCCCTCGGGGCGGCCAAATAAGCTGCGGCAAGCAGATGACGGCGACGAACCCAATTGCGATGATCCAAAATTCAAAAGGCGGCATATTCGCTCCTCAATGTCTCAGGGGGATCGGGGAGGGGGTTGGTCTGGTTGCTTCCTCTTGCGCCTACTTGGCCGCTTAAGTTGCTCTAGATCGCGCCATACGATCACCAGCAAGTCGATATATTGCTTGGCAGCTTCCTCGCTGAGAGACTTTACCGCTTCATTGATGGTCCACCCGACCTGAGCCTTGGCGGCCTCGATCCCATCGTTAAAGGTATAGGTCGCTGGCATGGATGCTCCTGGCTTAGGTGCTGGTAGGCTGGCGCGGGCAGTAGAAGTCACGCCATTCCCGGGAAGCGGCCTCATAGGCTCGTCGCGCCTTTATCAGCCTGTCCTCTGCTGCGCGGCTCGCTGCTTCCGCAGCATTCAGCTCTTCCCGAGCGTCCTGCATGCGTTCGTCTGGCCTGATGCTGCCAAGATTGCTGAACATTTGACGGTCCCTGTTTATGTTCGCTGACGCCGCGCCCTGAAGAGAACTCGGATCGGCCACGGCAGTTCAACCATTGTAAACCGACCGTCGCGTTTTTGCTCTGTTTCCACGAAGGTTTTGAACTGCAATTCGTGAACAAGGCCGCAATCGCAGCACTTCATCAGGTAGCCCTTCATGACTGGCGCTTGCCACTCACACCAGCCGCCGCGGCCCTCGACCATCTTTTTAAAACGACTCATCAGAACATCCTGGCTTAGCTACGTTGTAGGGTTGATCCTGCGAGCGATCTCCCGAAAGCGCGCGGCTTCTTTCCGAAGCTCCTCGGCCTGCCTCTCCATCTCCTTGGCCCGCTGGCAAAGGTACTGAGCACGAAAAGCTGGCTCCATTTGATAGCGGGGATCGTAGAGAGGGTCGGTCATTATCGTTCCCTGTTCACAGAGCCCAGAACCTAAACCACCAACCGAAAACCTTGGCTCCGGTCCAGAATGCCGGCGGACCCAATATGAGCGCGAGAAGGATCAGAAGGAGCGCGCAAATAAATCCCGCTATCGGCGCGGTCAATGGACTGTCCGGTCCGAGGTAGCGGAGAAGAGTAGCCATCGTTCAGAACTCCCTGTTTAACAGTGCGCGGGGCCAGAGCCGTGAGGTGGCACAAGTCGCCCCGGATCAGGCTTTTTCAAATCATGCTCACTTGGCCCACGGAAGAACCGGAATTTTAAGCATGGAGTCGGCGTGCAAAGCGAACCTAGCATACAGCGGCCAGTACCACCGACGTGTTGGTGGCGGTAATCGCCGCAATAGCAAACGTCAAACGGATGCTCTTTTGTTTCCATGGCGCGATTCCTGCTCATGATCTGCGATGGGTCTCGATATCGTCGGCGGCGATCTTGCCGGCAACCATCAGACGCCTCTCGGTTACGTCGTTGTTCGCGGCACAATAGGGGCTGGTTTGATCTTGCCCGGGTAAAGAGCGTCTGCAATCTTCTCGGCGTCCTGCGCCAGAGACGTCTTCTGCATACGCCTCAATGCGCCGCCGATCTGGTAAAGGGCATCGCAACAGTCTCTTTCGGATAGCTTTTGCCAGTCCAT